TAAAAAGAGCCGCAAATGGAACAGCATGATGAGTTCCATTACAATGACAGGCAAAAACGGACCTTACACACCACCCCGTTTTAGCTCTGTCTACCTGCTTAAATCTGTTTCCGAAGAAAACAGTAAAGGCAAGTGGCACAACTGGGACATGTCACGCATAGGTCCCGTAGAAGATAAGGGCCTATACATAAGAGCCCGTGAGTTCCGCGCAAGCATTGCTTCAGGGGATGTGGTTGTGAAACACCAAAGCGACGAGGCTGACAAGCCTGACTTTAAAGACGAAGTGCCGTTTTAAGTTTCATTGGGCCGTAACAATAGTTGCGGCCCACCTTTTTCAAAGGAATCTCCATGTCTGTAGAAAAGTTTTCTGCCATCTTCGATGGCCTGCAACAGGCTTACGGCACGTATAAGGTAGAGAAAACCCAATCCAACGGTAAAAATACAGGCAAAGCCTCTATCGTCAAAGAACCACGGACCACGAAACTTTGGAAAGGTCACCTGTCCGGCAAAGGCACGTCCGTAGGCATTATTCCAATCAACGAGGATAACAACTGCAAATGGGGCTGCATTGACGTTGACCAGTACCCGCTAGACCACAAAGTACTTATAGAAAAAATACGGTCTTTAAAACTGCCACTGGTCGTATGTCGATCAAAGTCCGGCGGCGCACACTGCTTCCTGTTTATGAAAGAATGGGTAGAAGCCCGAGAGATGCAAAAGGTGCTTACCCATCTTGCCGCCGTATTAGGATATGGGGGCAGCGAAATATTTCCTAAGCAAGTCAAACTGCACTTGGACCGCGGAGACGTAGGCAACTTTTTAAACCTGCCATACTACAACGTTGAAGACGGACTTCGCTACGGCATTTTGGATGACGGCACGTCCGCTACACTTGAAGAGTTCTTTGGCCTGTACGACGCGCATGTGCAAACACTAGAACAAATCAAAAAGCTACAGATGACCGAGGCAGAGATAAAGGGCCCACTTGCTGACGGTCCACCCTGCTTACAACATCTGACAAAGGTTCTGATTAGCGAAGGGGGCAGAAACAACGGCCTATACAACATAGGCATCTATCTGCGCAAAGCGTTTCCGGATAGTTGGGAGACAGAAATACTTAGCTACAACATGCAGTTTCTTGACCCGCCGCTACCGCTGCCAGAAGTTAACGTAGTTGCAAAGCAAGTTGGCAAAAAAGATTACTCTTACAAATGTTCTGACGCGCCTATAAACGCTCATTGCAATAAAGAACTATGCCAAACCATGAAGTATGGCATAGGGGCCGCGGCTCAAAGCGCCGCAATCGGTAACCTGCGTAAATACAATTCTACACCGCCCGTGTGGTTTATGGATGTAAACAGTGAACCGGTCGAATTAGATACAGACGCTCTTATGAACCAGACCCTGTTTCAAAAAGCCTGCATGGAGCAGATTAACTTCATGCCACGGAGCGTAGCCAAGGTGCAATGGGAAGCCCGCATAGGAACTATGATGCGAGAAATGGCAGAAAACCAAAGCGCAATTATTGAAGTGTCCGCTGATGCCTCGGTGGGCGGTCAGTTCTATGACTTCCTAGAAGAGTTCTGTAGCCACATGCAACAGGCCAAAGACAGGGAAGAGATACTACTTCGCCGTCCGTGGACGGATGAGGAAGGGCAGTATACTTACTTTAGGCTCAAGGACTTTGAAGGGTTTTTAAAGAAGAATAAGTTTTTTGAATATAAGTCCCACAAGATTGCCCAGCGTCTGCGCGAGGTGACCGGAGAAAGCTGCTTACTTAAAATAAAAGGTCGAGTAGTGCGCCTATGGAAGGTGCCAGCATTTGAAAACGGTGATATAGAATTGTCAACGCCCGACTTTAAGACAGAGGAGAGCCCGTTTTGAAAGAGCTTAGAAACAAAGAAATTGTCCGACTTATTGACGAACAAAAGGTAACTAAAACAGCAATAGCTAAATGGTTTGGAATTACCAAACAACGTGTCCATCAAATATACCTTCGGGAGACAGGTAATGTATCGAATATTCGGACCCCCGGGAACGGGGAAGACAACGACGCTACTCAATAAGGTAGACGATGCTCTCCGGAGCGGCGTTCAACCAACAAAAATTGCGTTTCTTGCATTCACCCGAAAAGCCGCTGAAGAAGCCAGAGAACGTGCCGCAAGCCGATTTAATCTTGATGCCAAAAAGGACCTGTACTTCTTTCGTACATTGCACAGTCTGGCTTTAAATCTGTCCGACATTAGCCCCGCACAAGTAATGCAGCACTCTCACTACGAAGAAATCTCCAATGCCGCAGGAATAAGGCTAACCGCCACGTCAAAGGTTAGCTTCGATGAAGACTTGCCCGACGTTATAAAAGCATCAAACCCCATCCTCGGATTAATCAGCTTGGCCCGCCTAAGAAAGGTGCCCTTACGTCAGCAATACAACCAAAGCGAGATGGAAACACCGTGGCACACGGTAGCCCACGTAAACAACTGCCTGTCCACGTACAAGAGCGAACGCAAGATGTACGACTTCACCGACATGCTAGAGATATTCGCCACAGAAGGAATTAACTTCTGTCCGCACTTCGACCTGTGTTTTGTAGATGAGGCACAAGACCTCTCTCCTATGCAATGGGACATAGCACACTTGTTAGATGAACGCTCCAAACGAATGTATGTAGCTGGAGATGATGACCAAGCTATCTACCGTTGGGCCGGAGCCGACGTGGACGCCTTTATAAACCTAGACGGCGGATCAGATACACTGAGCCAATCATACCGCATACCCTACACCGTTCACAAAGTAGCAGAACGCATCGTAAAAAGAATACAGCGGCGCGTCGTAAAAAACTACGAACCCCGCCACACTATGGGAGAAACAAACTACTACAGGTCTTTCTCTGACGTAGACCTCTCAGAAGGCTCTTGGCTCATACTAGCGCACGCGGGATACATGCTGAAAGACGTGGCAGAAACGCTAAAATCCTCCGGATTCCTGTTCGAATACCGCGGCTCACGGTCCATCTCCGCTAAAATAAGTGACGCGGTAAACGGCTGGGAGCAACTGCGTAAAGGCAAAGCCGTGTCGGGGCTTACGGCACGAAACATCTACGAATATATGTCAGCCAAAGATTCAATTAACTCCTGCAAAAGAATACAGCGTGGTTTTAAAAAGCTGGCAGGCGTTGAAGACGATGAGTTTTTTACATTGAAAGACCTGCAAGAAAAACACGGCCTGCTTGCAACTGACGAGATGATCTGGAGCCTAGCTATGGACCGTCTGCCAGAAAAGGAACGGGCCTACATTACTGCCCTGCTACGACGAGGTGAGAAATTCAATGGCGCACCCAGAATAGTTGTGTCCACAATACATGGCTCAAAAGGTGGTGAAGCCGATAACGTAGTTGTATTCTCCGACATTAGTGCCTCGGCAGAAAGAGACATGCGAGTTAAACCAGATGATATGCACAGAGTTTTTTACGTTGCAGTTACCCGAACCCGAGAAAAACTGTTTATAATAGAAGCAGAAAACCTTACTCGGAGCTACGACATATGAATTGCTGGCATTGCAGAACCGAATTGATTTGGGGCGGGGATCACGATTGTGAGGACCACGAAGAGTATGTCATGGAAACCAACCTATCCTGTCCAAAATGCAAATCTCTTGTATTGGTCTACCTTCCTAAAGAAGAAGTTACCCCCGATGGAAAGGTCTACGAATGAAAAAAGAAGACTTCCTTAAAAAAAGTGCAGAGTTAATTTGTGGCGACAGAGCAAAAGACTACGGTGATGCGCTAGAAAACTTCGACCGTATAGCCGAGGGATGGGACATAATTGCAACCGCCGCATACAAAAACCACGGCAAGATAACTCGACAACACGTTGCCCTTATGATGGATTGGGTCAAAACCGCCAGACTGCTACACGGCTTGGACCACAAAGACTCTTGGACCGACAAGTGTGGATACTCCGCTATAGGCGGTTCTTTCTCAGGAGAAAAAATTGAGTAACCTTACAATGGGCAGCGCGTCCCTGTCATCCGAATGGGTGCCGCCCGCAGAACTACCCGACCTGACTGAGGTCAAAACCATCTCCATCGACGTGGAGACAAAAGACCCGAACCTTAAAAAGATGGGCCCCGGATGGGCTAGAGGTGACGGCGAAGTAGTAGGATACGCTATCGCTACAGGCGATTGGTCCGGCTACCTACCCATACGGCACGAAGGCGGCGGAAATATAGACGAGAAAGTAGTCAACCGCTGGCTGAAAAAAGTATTCGAATGCCCCGCAGATAAAGTCATGCACAACGCTCAGTACGACCTCGGCTGGATCAAGCGCATGGGCTTTGATGTAAAAGGCCGTGTGATCGACACAATGGTCATAGCGTCCCTGCTTGATGAAAACCGCAGAAGCTTCAGTTTAAACAACTTATGTTACGAACTGTTAGGCATAGCCAAGTCTGAAAGGCTACTTAACGAAGCCGCGGTATCGTTTGGATACGACGCCAAAGCAGAGATGTGGAAAATGCCCGCAATGTTTGTAGGGCCATACGCGCAGAACGATGCTGAAATCACATTGAAGCTTTGGAACTACCTGTCCATAAAAATAGAAAAAGAAAACCTGCAACGAGTAACCAAACTCGAACTTGACCTGCTACCAAACCTTGTCGAAATGACATGGCGCGGTATCCGCGTCGATATGGACAAAGCAGAAATAACGCGGAACGCGATCCTAAAACGCGAAAAAGAAATCCATAAAGAAATAAAACGCATCTCCGGCTGCGACATAGAAATCTGGGCCGCAGCATCCATAGCCAAAGCCTTCGATAAAATGGGCATAGAATACTTTAAAACAGAAAAGGGCTCCCCGTCCTTCACAAAGAAGTTCTTGTCAGAACATCCCGATAAGTTACCTAAATTAATCGTACAAGCACGGAACCTCAACAAAACATCCGGCACGTTTATCAACAACATCCTGAACTTCTGCAATAAAGACAAACGTATACACAGTCACATCAACCAAATCCGATCAGACTCCGGAGGAACTGTCTCCGGACGCTTCTCCATGAACAACCCAAACCTACAACAAATCCCCGCCCGTGACCCCGAGATAGGACCCATGATCCGGTCCCTGTTTCTGCCAGAAGAAGGCGAACAATGGGCCGCTATCGATTACTCCCAACAAGAACCGCGCATCTTGGTTCACTATGCGCAAGTCTACGGGAACTCACAAAAAAGAAAACTCGGCGGCGTTGAAGAGTTTGTACGAAGCTACAGAGATGATCCACGCACAGACTTCCACACAATGGTGGCAGAAATGGCGGACATTCCACGCAAACAAGCCAAAACCGTAAACCTCGGTATTATGTACGGTATGGGCGTAGGTAAACTATCCGTCGAACTCGACCTACCAGAAGAACAAGCCAAAAACCTAATCAACCAATACCACGAACGAGTGCCCTTCGTGAAAGAACTTATGCAAGGCGTACAACACCACCTACAACGAAGAGACAGCGAAGGCCATGTGCGCTCTCTGTTGGGCAGAAAGTGTCGGTTCGACCTCTGGGAACCAAAACGCTTCGGCATGTTCAAGGCCATGCCTTATCAAGAAGCTATCTTAGAGTATGGACACACTGGGGGTATCGTTCGAGCTTACACATACAAAGCCTTGAACAGGCTGATCCAAGCGTCCGCCGCGGATATGACCAAACAAGCTATGGTGGACTTGTGCGAACAAGGCTATCTGCCAATGCTTCAGATTCACGACGAACTGGCTATGTCTGTTAAATCCAAAAAAGAGGCAGAAAAGGTTGCAAACATAATGCAAAATGCTGTACCATTAGAGGTGCCTAGCCTTTGTGACGTTGAAATAGGTCCGTCATGGGGCGAAGCGACTTGATGTTTTGCTTCTCTAACTCCCCCGCTTATTTAGCGGGGGTTTTTTATTGTGTATCAGCGCCTTGTTGTATATAATCCCACAAACTCTTACAAAGGCGCATAACATGGATACAACTAAATGGAAATCGGTCCTCGTTCCGGTAGAAGTATACCGAGAACTAAAAATTTTATCGGTTATCGAAGGACGAACAATCAGCGGTCAACTGCGATTCATGTTCGACCAATACAGCAAACTAAAGTCCGTACAAAATAAATTGCAAAAACATTACGAGAAAACTTGACCACTCCCATATTATCGCGTATGTAATGTGTATCTCCTCATGAGATATTGATGTTTGTTCTCCAATAAACATACGCCCCAGATTGTTCAGGCAGTCTGGGGTTTTTTGTATTTATAGGGTTGACTTTATCCTATACATATTTTATTTAAATAACACTCAACTCAAAAGGAGAACAAAATGAGAAACGTGACCGTATCAATCCAAGGCGACTCGCCTTACTCACAATCCAAAATGCACGAAGCAGAAAAGCTGCCCAAAGAACGACCAGACGATTATGAAATCAGAACGTGGCGGGAAAAATGCACCACGCGGGCAAACGGCGAAATCGTCATACCAGCAATGGCCTTTAAGTTTTCCCTAGCCGCCGCCGCAAAGAAACTCGGTATGCAAATACCGGGACGCGGTAAAGCAACCTTCACAAAATACTTCGAAGCAGACGTAATCTGCCTAGAAGACGCGCCACTCGGCGTACACAAAGAAGACGTGGATAAAGTCCGCATCAACGCCAACGCAGACGGCGTAAGGGGCTCCGGAAAACGCGTCTGGCGTTCATTCCCAATCATTTACAAATGGGAAACAGAAGCGTCCTTCACCATAATGGACGACACAATAACACGAGAAGTGTTCGAAGAAGTCTTTAACGCCGCAGGAAAAGGCATTGGCATAGGCAGGTTCCGTCCAGAAAAAGGCGGAATTAACGGACGCTTCACAGCTAAAAAGTTTAACTGGACAAACTAATGATTAACCGCAACGCATATCACAATGCCATGCGTTGCGGTACTTTGTTTTATTACACCGCTGCTCGGCGTGCCGCTGCGCCCCTCGACTCTGCTCAACGCAACTCAGCGATTTGTTTGTTATCAACGCAGCTCAGCGCAGCTTTGCGAAACGCATCTCGACTCTGCTCAACGATTTGTTTGTTATCAACGCATCGCTTCTCTTCGCCCCGCCCCTCGACTCCGCTCAACGATTTGTTTGTTATCAGCGCAACTCAGCTTTGCGAATCGCACCTTAACGAAACGCAACGCAGCACCCCGCCACTCTCCTCAACGATTTGTTTATTCACACCGCTACTCAACTCAGCTTTACTCTTCGCCTCGAATGGCTCCTCAACTCTACTCAACGATTTGTTTATCACAACGCGCCGAATCGATACGCGGCTCTCGGCCCCTCAACTCTACTCAACGATTTGTTTGTTATCTACGCTTCTCGGCGCAACGAACCTCAGCGATACTCTACGCCGCGCAATGCTTCTCAACTCAACGATTTGTTTATTACTACGCAATGCGTCTCCTCTCGGCTACCCGCCGCGCACCGCGCCTCGACTCGGCTCAACGCTGCTCAACGATTTGTTTATTCTCTACTCCACTCTACTCGACAATTCGCGGCGCAACTCAACTCAACTCCACTCGACGCGGCTACCCGCCGCGCACCACAACTCAACGTAACCAACTAATAGGAGAACTAAATGTACCAAAGATCACCACAAACTATAAAAATATGCGATATGTTTCGTAACTGTAACGGACAACTCAGCTACGAAACTATCGAAAACGAAATGTCTAAAACAATAGACGAACTGCGGCCCGCGCTGCATAGCGCACGTAAATACCTCGAACGCGACGAAGGCATCGTCTTCGAATGCATCAGAGGCTCTGGATACGAACGACTAGACGATAGCAAAAAAGTACACAGTACTAAAAAATTCACACGTAGAATTAGACGTAACGCTATCAACGGTATCACCAGAGCAAACACAGTGGTAAACAGAGCAAACCTAAGTAACGACGACCAACTTAGATTAACCATACAAGAAACCGCTCTCCTCGCCGCACAAGCCGCCGTAACAAAAAAATGAGCAACAAGGCTTGGCACATAAGCTACCTGTCAGCCATCGTAGGCCCATGCACCGCAACCACAGATGACGGATGCATGGCATGGGCTGACGGAAGTTTTGATGGCTTCATATTAAGACTTCTGGACAAAGACAATAACGGAGGAGAACTACTCCTCGTTATTCAACCAGAAATGGACGAAATCCAAATGTTTACCCTCGTTGGATACTGCACGGCAAACGAACTAAATTACATAATTAAAGATTGGGACGATCTGTGCGATGAAGGCAAAGAAGAAGCCAAAAAAACGAGGCACTAACAATGATCCACCGCGACGAATACAAACGAGTTTGTGAAGAAAACAGAAAGCTGCGGGAATTGGTGCAAGCCAAATCCCCACTAGCTATGATGCATATGCTTAAAAGGTTTCTGGGAGGAAACTATGGACTTACTGGACCGTTGGAAAACCCTAGCAAAAATAGAAAACGCAAGGATGCTCGAACCCTACGAAGGCCAAAAACCTAACTACGGTATCGTCAAACATAAAATCAAAAACGGCGGACCACGGCTCTCGGAAATTAACCGCTCACTCGCCGCACAAAAACTTCTGGAATTGTCCCAAAAAGGTTATACTCTGGAAGAAGTATTGGCGGAAACAAACGACCCAATAGAGAAGGTTCTAGGCCGCGCCAGACGCTATCAAATCACGTTTAAAGGACAGGAGGAGCTTTCATGAGTAATCACCTATCAGAAGTGGCAGAAGGCATCATACAGGCTTGCCCAACGCAACTTAACCCAGATGAAATGTCTACCCTGATTGCGTACATGATCTGGTCATACGGAATGCAAGGCGATTGGGACGCTATGCTGCCCAAAATCGTGCGCTGCATAAATCTGGATGATGGACACGCCCGTATCGTCAGAGACGCAAACAGAGACGCTAACAAGTTTCTGGATAAAGTGCTGGGAGACGTTAGCAATGCCCGACGCAGTTAAACTTTTCTCCGAAATTGATCAACAGTTTCTCGAACTAGAACGCCAGTTCGAGGTTATTCAAGAACAAAGGAAAGAAATAGAACTATGCAAGAAGAAGACATTAAACGTATCCAAAAAGACCTCAATCCAGCACAACAAGCCGAATTAAAATTCCTCAGACGAGAAGTCGATAGATGCCAAGATGCGCGGTTCGCTAAAGAACCACTCCCTAACGCCAACCAAAACTACTGGGCCGCAGCAGAAGAACTCGACCGATACGTCAGGAGCCTTCGTAATGATGGATACTGGATTTAAAACCATAATCGAAGTGATGAAACAAGGATCGTGGCTCACGGAC